CTTTACTCTTCCTTGTTCGTAGAGGGCTGAGACTGGCTCTGCTCTTGCGTATTTACCTCTTGAGGCATGGACAAGCCTTAGAGGAACAGAATTGTCTTCAGTTTGGAGCGTATGTCTGACCATGTCACCACCTTGGTTTCTTTCGGCAACAATACGGTCAGCTTTGTATTCATAGAAGAGGTCAATTGCCTTTTGTGCCCACTCTGCCGGTTTGTAACTATCAGTGGCATCCTCTAGGACATACCCGAACCCGTTAACATCAATACCGGCAACTACAATACCAGTCATGTCAGATTCTTGGTTAGAGGTAATAGCAGGGTCTACAGCAACTACAATACGCTGAAGGTTGAGGTTATCCTTGGCAAAGCCTTTCTCTTCATCTAGGAGAGGGACTTCTTCTCTATGGACCTGAGCCTTATCTAGGAGTTCCATACTCCAGAGGGCACCAGCAGCCTCTTCAAGGATTTCTGCGTAGAGTTCTTGGCGACCTAGGCGGGTTCCTTCGTATGAACTTAGTGCTTCAAGGTCAATGTTGTCAGCGTTATCGTAGGAGGTCCCTGTTGTGATAATGTAACGCTCAGGGTCTTCTTTACCTAGGTCTACAATCCGTCTGACAAGTTTGATAGGCTTCGGGGTGGTAGTAACAAGTATCCGGGGGTTCTTACCAAGACGTAGGGTGAACTGGAGCATGTCCCATACATCTTGAACGTTTCTCCACGCAGCCAATTCGTCACACCAAGCTGAGTGGAACTGGGGTCCGCGTAGACGCTCAGGGTCTTCTGCCGAGAAGAATTCCGCTTTTGCACCATTTTCCCAAGTTATCGTATTGTTGGTAGGTTGCCAAATAGGCTTCCCGATATGTTGGCCTTTGTAGGTCGTATCGTTTTTCCAACAAACATTAAGAAGGCCAGATTCACCTTCAACCATAACTCGTCTAACGTCACCTTTGGTGGGGGCAATACAGGCAATACGCTTATCACCACTCTTCACTCTATGACGAACCCACTCTGCACCACAACGGGTCTTACCCCATCCACGTCCTGCAAGTGGCATCCAAATCTTCCATTTGCCTTCAGGCTCTAGTTGATCTGGTCTAGCCCAGAAGGGCCAAGTGTATCTAAGTTCTTCTGCTTTCTCTGGGCCTAGTTTTTCTAGGAGTTCCTTTACCTGCTCGTCGGGTAAGGCACGTAGGTCCTTAGCAGTAATAGGTAGGTCATACATAAAACTACTACTCAGTAACCTCTTCGGGCATCGACAATTCTACAATCTGTGCGGAAGCTAGACGGGGTGCGGAGGAAACTACGCAGCACAACTAGCGGCCTTTGGCGGATCATTACCCCACCCCTTCGATTCGCCAGCCAAACGTAAAGTCACCAGTAACATTTGCATTAGCCGAAACAGTGAATTGCGTTGAAGTTAGGCTGGAGCACCACAGCGGCTTGGTCAGACCAGCCGCGCCAACATTGTTTCCCAAGGTTATCTCAACGTATTCTTTTGACGCGGGGACAATATCCAGACCGTGACTAATCGTCACAGAACTATTCCCGGACAAAATGGTTCCGGTTCCTTTTGCTTTAGCCACAACACCAGTGCAATCTGTCACTGCGTAGACACCGGCTGGTGTTCCCGTAATTGGGCCCGTTTGGTTGTCGCTCAAATCAACACCAATTAGCGCAACATCCGTCGCCGACGCGCTAATAAACACACCATAACCCTGATCAGACGGATATGCGTCAGTGCCGCCAGAAGTTCCACCAAGCATCTTGAACCTTTCAACACCCGGCCCAACTCTCACTCCGTGAGATGTGCCGCTGGCACCGCGCGAGTTCCCGTTGAAATCACATTGCAGTGCCTCAACGAGCTTTGCATATTCTATGTTTAGCCCGTGCTGCTTGTTTATAACGCCTTCGCAATTTGAAAAACGTATTCTTTCAATCACGGTATTGTCAGAAGATGGCCCAACAATGTTGATGCCGTGATTGACTACAGATTGGTTGAACCCGCATTGATCGAATGACATAAATTTAACACTTGCCCCGGTGTGAGTTGGGGCAATCTTTAGCTGCTCATTATTGCATGTATCAAAATGGACCTGAGAAATATACACGCCCGAGATTGTTTCGCCATCTCCGGGCTGAACAAGTAGCCCGCGCTCGCACTGGAGTGTCTCACCGCCGCGCCATTGCAACCCTCCAACCTGCCGCAAATCCATTCCCGCAACAGTCGATGCGTTCAGATGCACATTTTCTAGGATTACATTGAAAACTGAGCCTGTGCCGTCGCGCCCAATCGCCATTCCCGTTCCGGCGACGTTTGAGAAACAGTCACGAAAAACTGTGTCGTAATTCAACGATGATTTTTTCACATTGAAATGGGTCGTAATGTCTGAATCATTGCAGCGGATATTTTCAATTACCGGGAAATAACTTTGATCGACAACAATCCCATTAGCGACTGTGACGCCAGAAGCCGCCTCCATCATGAACCCGAAACACCGAACAAACTGCGCCGATGAATCAATCGTCAAAAGGTCGCCGCCACTGTCGCCACAAATTAGTGTGGTCGCTCTAGGCCCCTTGCCAATTAAGGCACCACCATTCGCTGAAATCGTCAGCCCAGTGTCAAAACGATACGAGGTAGCCTTGAGGTGAATAGGGCAATAGTTAATTGCCGCCTGCATAGCCGATGCCATGTCAGTCGTGCCGGGCGTGGTGTTTTCTCCAAAATGGTCAGGATATACATCACCGAACGGCACCCATCCGGCCATGTCGCTGATGACGGTCGCGCCGGTCTCAGCAGTATATGACACCGTGCCATCGCTAATCACCGTGCCATCTGGTGCAGTATTACTACCTACCCAAGTATCAGCATCAGAACGGCTTGCAAAATTGTAGAAAGAGCCAAGAGAAGTGGCACTAACTTTCTTAGTCTCAGAACCACTAGAATCAACTACAGCAATAAGGTCCCCAGAGGCTAGGGACCCTGCTGCCAGTTCTGTGAGTTCTGAAATTTTCCTATCAGCCATTATCAGTATCTTCTACATTCTTACCAAGAAGGCTTGCCAGAGTAGAGACTGCATCAGAGCGTTCTTCTGCCTCATCATCACTGACTTCTTGCACTCGTTCTACTGGGTTCCAACCGCCTCTGGCTCTCGCAGCAAACTCTACAAGCTTAGGATTACCCTCACGGACACCTTTCATGACGGCATCCCCAATCTCTTTCTTAAGTTTGAACTCTTCTTCACCAAAGGCATGAGAGTAATACTTGTAAAGAGAGGCAAGAGACTTGGGGGCATCTTGTAGATGTTGAATAGAATCTAGGATAGCCCTACGAGTAAGACCGGACTGCACACCCTCGCGCACCCGGTTCTCTACTGCTTTACTGTATCTCAGAGGGTCGTTGAATTTACCGCCACTCATAGGGGTCTCTCAATACTTAAATAAGGGAATCTGACCGTAGTGTCTGCGTCTCTCTAGCGTCATGTGGGGAGGTGTGACATCTTGGTCATTGTGTGTGCATATAGGTAGTAATTTTAAAATTTCAAGTAGTAATGTTAAACTTTTTTACATGTGACTGAAATAAAACGATTCTTTTTTACTGTTTAACTACAAAACCAAGTAAAATCTTCCTCTATACATATGGAATCTTCCTGAGGAAACTGAGTATTACTCAAATTATAACTACAATAAGAAGTATTATATTCTTTAAGCAGTTCCGCCCAAAAGGGTCCTTACATATGTAATGTCTAGTATAGACACACTGAGGCTTCTATCTTGTTTCTTACGTAAGTTACATGTTAAGGAATTTAATTACATAAAGGATGATTATTATTACTTGTAGGTAGAATCCTTATGAATCTATATATAGGAACGAATTTTCAGATTACAAGGGGTCATTTTGAAAAATCGTATAACCCCTTGTAATTCAACGAAAGAAAGTTGTGACTTTTTTGCCACACCCTACTTGACCTAATCTGCGACTAGAAGGTCCGCTAGCTTCTCCATGGCCCTTTTCTCAATCTGTTCCACCCTTTGCCCACTGATACCTAGCGTGGCCCCAAGCGTCCTGAGTGGCACCTTATCCCCACTGGAAAAGAACCTTCGATCAAGAATATACCTTTCCCTGAAGTCTAGCCCCTCCCTGTAGGTCTTAAAGAGTTTTCTCAGGTTTGCCCCACAACACGGACAGTTCATCATCACTGTGGTGTCTCCTTTCTGTAGTTACCACGACCTAAAACTTAAGTATTTACCCTTTGTAATTCAACCTTCCCCCCTAGGATAATTTCTTATTTTCCAAAGGGGTCTAGGTACCACCCCCGAACGAATCACCCTGCGTATTTTATAGAGGGTCCCACCTTTTGTCAACCCCCCTAATGAATAAATAAACAATAATAGGCAATGTGACCCAGATGCCACACCCCATATCTAGGG